GCTAGCAGAAAAAGGGGTGGGAGATTTGAAGCTGAAGCGGGCGACTTACAGACACATTGAGGCTGAGATTTATGCTTATAAGGAAACATTGCAAGCCATTCAGCATCTTAGGGCTGATATAATCTTAGCAGGTGGTCAAGATGAACTCGGGGCTGTTGTTGGTGGTGGTTACGCTTCTAGCAAAGTAGAACGCCGGGCTACAAAGCTGGCGGACAGCATATTGCTGCGTGAGATGGAAAGAATTACGAAAGCCATTGCTGATGTATACGCAAAAACCAAAGAAGAAGCACGCCGGGTAATATGGGTGAAGTATGGACTTGCGATAGACTGGCAGCCGCCGGAGGAATTTGTGGCCAAGATGAAAGGGCGGAACCGATTTGATATGTCAGTAAGGGAAATGGCAGACATGATTCCCATAGCAGAAAGCACTTTCTATGCTTACCGAACTGGTTTTGTCTATGGAGTTGCTGAGCGACTGGGCTGGTATTAGCTTAGAGTTTTTTCGGAGCCTGAAAGGGGTACAAATAATTTATAATTAAACTAGCGAAGCGAAGCCGCCGCAAGGGCGGCTTTGGCTTCCTAAACGGTAGCCTGCATGTCCTGTCATTCTTTTCTATCCCCTTTTCCTAGGCCGGTCTCATTCGAGGCCGGTCTATTATTTAAAGTTTAAAAGGGTGCTGGTTTTGTTTTATTTAAGACTTAATCTTCCTTGCGTATTCCTTTAAAGGGCTTGTTATCGCTGGTTTTTTGGTCAATAAATCTCCCGGTATCAGAATCTCTTTTAACCCATGAATCAGTTTTGGGATTATAAGTTTGAGACCGGTTGTCTACTGCCCCTTTTCGATAACCTTTTCCGGTATTTTTAGCCAAATAAATCACCTTCTTAAAAACCAACACCCTTATGCAAAGTATACCAATTGAGGTGATAATATGAAACTGCCAAATAAAATCAAAATCGGGGGATTATACCTGGATATAGTCCTGGATGATAGACTAGCTGCTTCTAATGACAGATTTGGAGAATGTGATCATATAAAGGGGAGAATAGTGATTGATGGGGTGCAGCCGGATGATCACAAAGAAGTAACGTTGTTGCATGAGATAATCGAAAAGATAAACTTGGAATACGAATTAGGTTTTGAACACAGGCAGATAACGGCTTTGGCAAGCTGTTTATACCAGGTACTTAAAGATAATGGTCTGGCGTTTGACTGAGGAGGGTAAGCAGTGAGCCCAACTGAAATTTTAGAAACAGCAAAGCAATTACCGGCCATAATTGCCGAGAAGCTGGAGGGAGTACCTCCGGCGGTGATAGTAAAAGCTATCGCGGAGGAAATGCAGATACTAGCTAAAAACCTGCAAAAAGATTAGTGACCGACACTGGTCATTAATCTTGGTAAGTCTTGATGGGGAGGTGGTGATAATGGCAAAACTTACACCCAAACAGCAGAGATTTATTGAAGAATACTTAATTGACTTGAATGCTACTCAGGCTGCGATTAGGGCAGGCTATAGCCCAAAGACTGCTCATGAGCAAGGAGCACAGCTCTTAGCAAAAATTAGCATTCGGGAAGCAATCGACAAAGCCATTGCAGAACGTTCGAGGCGCACTGGCATCACACAGGATCGTGTTTTGCGCGAACTGGCAAAAGTGGCTTTTGTCAATGCAACGGATATAATCAACATGGATGATGCTGCAATTCGGGACGATGCTAACCGTGATGATACCGCCGCAATTGCCGGCGTGAAGGTAAAGCGCATTCCGACGGAAGCAGGTGAGATTATAGAGAGAGAGGTTAAGATTTACGATAAGATAAAAGCTTTGGAACTGCTAGGCAAACACTTAGGTATGTTTACTGACAAGCTAAATGTTAGCGCAGAAATGGCTGTGAAGATAGTGGATGATATAAATGATGAAGATTAGGCTTTCTGATCTTATCGCACCGTCATTTTACGAGCTGCACAAAGAGATTAAGGCAGAACTATATGATGAATACTGGCTTAAAGGTGGCCGCGGGAGCACAAAGTCGACATTTATCAGTATAGAAATATTGCTTGGAATAATAAAAGACTCAGCAGCCAATGCTGTAGTGTTCCGTCGATATCAAAACGAACTTCGGGACACAGTCTTTGGACAATTCGAGTGGACAGCCGCAAAGATGGGTATAGCCCATCTTTTTAAATTTCAAATAAGTCCGATGCAGATAATTTATTTGCCAACCGGACAGAAGATTGTATTTAAAGCGGCTGATAACCCAAGAAAACTTAAATCAATTAACTTGGGCAGAGGTTATATAAAATACGCCTGGTTTGAAGAAGTTGACCAGTTCGCCAGTATGGACGAAATCCGCAATATTCTCCAGTCTCTGTTCCGAGGTGAAAACAAGAAGCGGATTGTATTTTTTTCGTATAACCCACCGAAATCAGGACGGTCTTGGGTTAATCAAGAGGCAAAAATACCGAAACCAGGGCGGCGGGTTCACCATTCAACGTATCTCGATGTGCCAGCAGAATGGTTGGGCGAAAGGTTCATTGCTGATGCTGAGCACTTGAAGAGAATCAACGAAACAGCATATAGGCATGAATACCTGGGCGAAGAAGTTGGTACAGGGCTTGAAGTGTTCACCAACATTGAACTTAGACCCATTACCCAGGATGAGATTTCATCTTTCGACCATATCAGGCAGGGATTAGATTTCGGCTATGCTGTGGATCCGCTTTGCTTTGAGCGAATGCATTATGATCGGACACGCCGGCGGCTTTATCTGTTCGCTGAAATCAGTGGCTTGAATTTGTTCAATCGCCAATTCTGGGAGAAGGCGCAGAGATATAACGACATTTGGACTATTGCCGATAGTGCGGAACCGAAAAGTATTGCTGAGTTAAAGAGCTTCGGTATGAAAATCAAAGGAGCAAAGAAAGGGCCAGGGAGTGTGGAGTTCGGCATCAAGTTTCTGCAGGACCTGGAGGTAATTATTATCGACCCGGAGCGTTGCCCATTGGCGGCCAAAGAATTTATAAACTACTCTCTGGAAATGGACAGAAACGGAAACGTAAAGAGCCAGTTTCCAGACAAAGACAATCATTCCATTGATGCTGTTCGCTACGGGTTGAATGATGATATGGTCGAACGCAATAGAACGATTGTAGACAAACCAAAAGGCTGGTGATAACTTTGCTAACAAGCTTAGATTTTCTGGCGTTGGGGCAGAAATGGCCGCCTCCGATGGAACTGGACAGGCTACAACTGTACGATAACAACCGAAAACTGTTCGAGGGAAAGCACGACCAGGTTTATTCACAGTGGTTTAAACTGCTCCGGAGTGACCAGGCAGCGACGCTGGAGATTATCCTGAACTGGCATAAGCGGCTGAGCATGCTTTGGGCTGACCTGCTCCTGGGAGAGCCGCCGAGAATTGGTGCAGGCGACAGAAACAGCCCGGAACAGCAAGCATTAGAGCGAATTATCCAGGAAAACCAACTGCAAAACGTGGCCTACGAGGTGGCCTTAGACGTTACCCGCTATGGTACGGGGCTTTTTAAGGTGCGCTATGACAAAAGAGGCATAATCGAGGCCCAGCAACCATCAGTATGGTTTCCGGTAGTGAAGCCGGATAACGTGAAGGAAATAGTGGCTCATGTCCTGGCTTATGTAGTAGAAGAAACCGCTCCCACTTTGCTGGGCGTGAAAAAGCAGCAGTATTTGATAGCCGAAATTCACGAGAAGGGGAAAATCACTACTCGCAGATATGCGCTGAAAGATGGTGTGATTGCCGGAGTACTGGAGGAGGATGAGGTAAGCACCGGCGTTGATGACTTCCTTATTGTGCCGGTGAACAACATCCTTACTTCTGACCGGGTAACCGGTATGGACGACTACTCTGACCTTGACAGCATTATCCAGGAGCTGGAGATAAGAGTAGCGCAGATAAGCCGCATCCTGGACAAGCATGCCGACCCAAATATGTACGGCCCAGATACGGCGCTGGAGAAAGACCCGCAGACGGGGCAGTGGACGTTCAGAGGTGGCGGTAAATACTTCCCGGTAGGACCAGAAGAAAAACCGCCGGGATACGTCACCTGGGATGGCCAGCTTGAAGCGGCATTCAGGCAAATTGATCTGCTGATGGAG